CCGAACGGCGAGCGCGCTGTGCGAAACCTTCATCAACCAGGTAGTCATCGCTAGGGCCTTCAGCGAGGTTATTCCGGTCAGCGGCGCATGGGAGCGACTTACTCCAGGCCCGGTGCGCGCAATCACGCAAATCGAAGGGATTGATGAGGCCGGCGCCGGGACGCCGCTGCAGACCGGCGACTATTCGATCGACGTGGATTCATCCGGCGACGGCTGGGTGCGTATTGCAGGTTCGCTGGCGTTCAGACACCTGCGAGTCTTGGGAACAGCGGGAATGGCGGCTGGCGAGAACGACGTTCCCGAACCGATCCGGCAGGGAATCCTGCGGCTGGTCGCATATCTTTTCAGCTCTCGCGATGGCGGTGGCGGCGAACCGCCCGCCGCGGTTTCTGCGCTCTGGCGGCCATATCGGCGGTTGAGAATCGCATGAGCGAGTTCGCAGGGACGCTGCGCGAGCGCGTGGTGATCGAGCGCCCCGTGTCAGTCCGAAATGCAATGGGATTGCAGGAACCAGGATGGGAGCAAGTGTGCCGCTGCCACGCCAGCGTCGCGCTCGAGAGCGCCGGGCCGGAGAACGAAGCGCAATCGCTAAGTGCCATGCCGCGTTACCGCGTGAGCATCCGCCGGCGCGACGGGATCGCGATCGACCAGCGGATTGGCTGGAAGGGGCGCAAGTACAGGGTCAGGCAATTGCTCGAAGACCCACTCGAAAAGGACCGGCTGACGATGCGCTGCGAAGAGGTTCGGGCATGATGGAAACGTTGATGGCTCGTGGCGAAAAAATTGCGCAGCTGGCGCAACAACGTGCGACCGATGAGCTCGTCAAGCACGTCGCTCAGCGCCTTCCTGATGCCGAAATCGAGAGACTGCTCTCGGGCTTCAGCATCTGCGACCTGCTCCTGTGCGAACACTGGCTCGCGGACTGCGAACTGCGGTTTCTTTCGAGCTGCTTCAAATGAGTGCCGGCGGAACGCTGCAATCGGCAATCGCGGCCGCGCTCGCGACGATCGAGGAGCTGACCGGCGTCTATGACGGGCCGCCGGCGCGCGCGGCCTATCCCTATGTCGCGCTCGACGCGACGACGGAGGCGGATTGGAGTCACAAGAACGGTGAGGGCCGCGAGGTCCTGATCGCGATCACCCTATGGGATGACCAGCCCGTGCGGCTGCATGCGCTGGCGGACGAGATCGAGACGAACATGCAGGAGCTCTCGTCGCTGACGGCCTGGCAGCTGGTGACGATACGGATGATCAGGCGGCGCGTGCTTCGCGACGTAGCCGGGCCGTGGGCGGCGGCGATCGATTTTCGGGCGCGAATGCTGGCGACCTGAGGTCGCCACAAGACCTCGAACGATCATGTTCCTGGATCCCGGATCAAGTCCGGGATGACGAAAATTGGAGGAGAAGATTATGGCGGCGGAACGCGGCAGCGCTTTCCTGCTCAAGATCGGCGACGGGTCGCCGACACCGAGCTACGTGACGATCGCGGGGCTCAAGACTACGCAGCTGGCGATTAACGGCGACGCAGTCGCGATCACCAACAAGGGCAGCGGCGGGTGGCGCGAGCTACTGTCCGGCGCCGGAGTGCGATCGGTTTCGGTCGCCGCGAGCGGGATCTTCACCGGCAGCGGAGCCGAGGCGCAGGTGAAGGGGCTGGCTTTGAACGGCGTTCTGGAGAGCTACGAGCTCAGCTTCGAGAGCGGCGATCGGATGCGCGGGAAGTTCCTGGTCACTCGCTTGGAATATGCCGGCGATTTCAACGGCGAGCGCAATTACACGCTGGCGCTCGAGAGCTCGGGCGAGGTCGCCGCGCTGTGAAGAAAGCCAACCCCTATCGCGGGGAGGCGATGCTCGAAGTCGCGGGCGAGGCGCTGGTGCTTCGGCCGACTTTCAGTGCGCTGATCGCGGCGGAGGAAGAGCTCGGATCGCTGTTCGAGCTCGTCGAGCGGGCGGCCGAGGGTGAGCTGCGCCTGGCCCAGATCGTCGCGCTGTTCGATTACCTCTCGAAAGGCCGCCCCGAAGCGATCACGCGCGAGCGGATCGGGGAAGCGGTGATCGAGAAGGGTCTCGCCAGGATCACGCCGATTTTGAGGACAGTGCTCGCGCAGATTTTGCAGGGACGATGAAGTTCGGCGAAGCAGCAGCTCGATTCAGCGGCTCGGCAAGCCTGCTGCTGGGCTGGCGACCGGATGAGTTCTGGAATTCAACGCCAGCCGAATTGGCGCTGGCGCTCGGCGGTATGCGCGAGGACGTCGATGCACCCGATCGCGAGACAATCGAGACGCTCCGTCGACGCTTTCCAGATCAGTAGTTGCGCAAGCCGTAGGCCAGAAGAAGAGCACCAATCAGCGCCACGATCGCGCTGAAGATCAGCGAGCCACTGAGGATCAAAACGAAGCTAATCGGCAACAAGCCAAACCCGATACGTGCGGCAACGTAGGGCAGCGTGAACAAGTCATCGGGCGGCCGCCAGAAGGGTTCTTTTTCTCGATAGCCGCTCATCAGAGCGCAATAACAGACGAAAGCCTGAAAATGGACGAGGAAATCGAGCGGCTGGTCGTCAGCGTCCGGGCCGATACGGCCGCGTTCGCGCGCGACGTCGCGGCGATGCGGGGCGAACTCGAGGGGCCGCTGGTCGCGGGCGCCGGGCGCGCGGGGCGGATGATCGACGGAGCGCTCGCTCGGGCGATCACGACGGGCAAGCTGGGGTTCGACGATTTGAAGCGGGTCGCGCTGGCGGCGATGGCGGACATCGCCCAGGCATCGCTCCGGGCCTTGTTCAATCCCGGCGGCGGAAGCGGCGGCTTCGGAGCGGGACTGCTGAGCGGGCTCGGGAGCCTGATCTCCGGCCTGCTCGGAGCTCCGGGGCGGGCAACCGGCGGACCCGTCACGCCCGGCCGCGGCTATATGGTCGGCGAGCGCGGGCCCGAGTTGTTCGTGCCCACGAGCGCCGGGCGGATCGAGCGCGTGGGTGCAACGGCGGGCCGGAACGTGCGGGTCGCGATCGCAATTCAGTCGCCGACGCCGAGCGATCCGCAAGTGCTTCGCCAATCCAGCCGGCAGATCGCGCGAGCGGTGCGATCGGCGCTGGTGGAGCGGCCATGAATCATTGGTTCACTCGGCCCGACGCGCCGATCATCCAGACGTTCGTGAAGAGGTTCGATCCGCTGCACTGGAGCGTCGACTTCCCGCGCGGAACGATTGCGAGCGTCGTGACGACCGATGACGGTCACGGGCTCAATGTCCAGGCGGAGTTCCTTCGCAAAGGCGACCTCGTCGGGCTGATCTACGAAAGCGAGGACAAGCCCGCGCACCCGGCGCATGCGCGCGAAGCCAATCGCGATTATTCGGGCTGCACGCTGAGCTTTCGCTGGCAGTCGAGCGGGCTGATTGCGCTCGACCAACCCAACGGCCCGACCTTGACGATCGAAGGCAAGGGCGCCGGTGGAAGTCCCCGCACCTGGCTCGTGCGGCTGTGGAATTATGCGAGCGGGACGCCGACCAACGCGGTCGTAGCACTCGATTTCGACGCACTGGATGGTGGCTATTCACTGCCGGCGGATGCGGACCGGGTCGATCCACGCTTCGTCGACCGGATGTTTATCAGCCTGGTTCCGCCAGACTATGAGGAGGGCTCCGCGGTCATCAGGCCGGCGCCCGCTGGCGGTACGGCCACTTTGTCCGAAATCCGCTGCGACGGCCCGTCGAGCGTGCTCGCAATCAACGACGCGGTCGTGCCCGAGCACGCGCTGCGCATCGCAACCGCGTACGACGACATGTACAATTTGCCGCCCGAGCGGATCGTCCAGGCGATCGAACGGCTCGGCTATCGCAGCCTCATCAACCATTACATTGGAATGAGCCATTATTTCGCGCTGGACGGAGCGGGAAAGCTCGACCCGGCGAGGGCATTTAACGCGCCGGCGCTCGCCTGGCATCGCGATTTCGCACGGGCCGCGAAGGCTCGGGGATACGAGGTGATCTGGTCGGTCTCGTACGAGATCCTCGACATGTTCTGCCCGGAAGCGTGGAAGCAACGAGCGTTCGACGGGAGCCCGGCGCTGACCGCGTACGAGCCTCCGTCGACCCTGATTTCGCCAGCGTCCGCGCCGGGGATCGCGTTCCTGAGCAGCGTTGCCGACGAGCTCGTCGCGATCGCGAGCGAAGCCGGATTGCAGCCGCAAGTCCAGCTCGGCGAACCCTGGTGGTGGGTCAAGCCGGACGGCGCGATCTGCCTCTATGACGATGCGGCGAAGGCAGGGTTCGGCGGAAGCCCCGTCGAGATCGGCAACGTGCGCGGGCCACTGAATTCGGCGCAGCTCGCGCTGCTCGACCAGGCGGGCGCGGTGCTGGCAGCATCGACGGCGCAGATCGCGACCACGGTAACGCTGGCCGATCCGTCCGTGAAGACTCTGCTGCTGATCTATCTTCCTTCGACGCTGGACCCGGGGGCGCCGGAGGTCCGGCGCGCGAACGTGCCTGTCGGATGGGCTCGGCCGGCATTCGATGGGCTGCAGGTCGAGGACTATGAATGGGTGACGGGCCGGCGCGATGACTTGCGGTCGGTTGCGTATGCCCAAATCGACGCGAGGCTCGGCTATCCGCTGAACGAGCAGCAGTATCTGTCCGGGTTCGTCCGCACGGCCGACGATCGCGAGCAATGGGCGGCAATCATCGATGCGGCGCTCGAAGCGCGGGCGCGGGGCACAACGGAGGCGATCCTGTGGGCGCTGCCGCAAGTGCTTCGCGACGGGTTGACGATCTTTGGAGAGGAGCAGGCGGTGGCGCCATTCGACGACGTGACATT